GTAAAGACTCATCCCTTAGATACCTCCTCAACAAGATACGACAGTACGTTATAACTAAAGATGTTAAGTTTTTCTTAGTGGATTACTTACAACTTGTTAAGGCTACTGGGGCATCAAGGGAACAAGAGGTAGCTGTAGTAGCTCGTGAACTAAAAAACATAGCTAAGGAACTGAACGTAACTATCGTAGCCTTATCACAGCTTAGTCGTGGTGTAGAGAGAAGAGATGGTTGTAGACCAAGTCTATCTGACCTACGTGAGTCAGGAGAGATTGAGCAAGCAGCAGATATAGTTATGCTTGTTTACCGACCAGAATACTATGGTATAACGACAGATGAATCTGGGCAATCCACAGAGGGTCTTGTAGATCTTATATTCGCTAAGGGTAGAAACATAGGTACAGGTACACTACCACTGAAATTTAAGAAGGAGTTTACTAAATTTGTAGACCCTCAAGACTATGAAGAAAAGTATATAACAGCAGAACCAGTAGACTCATTTTAACATGGCACTAAAAGAAATCGTAGACCTTATAGTAGGCTCTTATTTTGTAGTTTACATTCTATCAATAGCAATAAAAACATTTCAATAACAACTATGAACGGAAAAGAAGTAGCAAGGTTAGTAGTAGAGGCAGTATGCAATATAACCAATCTATCTAAAGACCAAATATTAAACAAATGCAGGTTAAGAGATAGCGTTAACGCAAGAAAAATAGTAATGTACATTCTTAGGGATCAACATCACATGGGTTTCGCTCAAATAGGTAAGCTTTTACAATGTAACCATAGCACTGTTATGCATCATTACAACTATGTTATCAATAACTACTTGTATGACCCTGACATTAAAATGCTTAAAGATATAGTAGATGGCACAACATCTAAAGAGATAAAATCAATTAAAAAGAGTATTTATAAAATACTTGATGATAGGTACAAGTCTTTAGATGATAAGTTGAACATACTAATAGACGTTTTAAAAAATGAAAAAGGCAATATATCACAGTACAATAAACTACGACTGGAGGGTTATTCGGTACTCAAAGGGAGTGAAAAAGCCAGCAAAGACGTGGAAAAAATCAACATACACGACCTGTACAACTGGAAGGACTCCTGAAGATTTATATAAGATAAACCATCTTATGAAGAATCTCGAACTCAGATGTAAATCCACAAACGAAGTGGAGATAAAGATTACAAGCATAGTGGAGCATGATTTTGTATGTATGTCCCACGATGTATATTAAAGAAGCAAGTGAGGGGGTCTACGACCTAGATCTTAAACTGTAACAAGTCGGTTGCAACCCAAGGGCTATTCGTAGTACGTGATGCTGCACTTTATTTAGTCGTCTAGCCTTAATACGTGAGCAAGCTACGTGAACGCTGCAGACATACGAGAGTGTCCTGCGTGAGTGGAGCATAAAAAGTCCTGTGTGAAAAGCAGGCAATTTTCAATTAGTTTTGGAAATCAGCACTTGAGAAGGGGAGGCGTGGGAACCTCCCCGAACTCTCAAGATATTAAAACTCAAAACATGGAGACAATTTATTTATCAGTCGTTGTAATTTGTGTTATCTTTGCACTAGTAGAATACACAAAAATTATTAATGGAAACAAAGATTAAAAACATGGATATAGGTAAGAGCCTTAGAGACCACTACAAGCTGGTTGAGGAGCTCTCTGAGCTATCTACAGCCATTATGCAACAACTCAATAAGCCGACAAAAGATCTTACAGCAGAGATCATAGAAGAGATCGGAGATGTTCAATGGAGATTAGACAGAGTAAAGTCTTACTACAACGCTAATCTTATACAGGAACAGATCGACTTCAAGAGAAACAAGCAACAGGTGAAGAGAGATGGTGCTAGAAAAGCTGACATTGAAAGAAAAAGTAGGATAGAGTCTTATAGAAATAAGATACCTATGTACCACGATAAGTACGGAAAAACAGAGTAGTATATTGTAGGGTGGTGAAACTGGCAGACACACCCACCTGTCTCGTGGGCGTAGATCAAGGA